CCCACGATCATTAAGAAGTATTACGCAGAACGTAGACTCGTGAAGAATGAGATGCTACGTCTGGAGCAAGAGAACCAAAACAATCCTACTAAAGAACTTGAGTACAAGATCACCTCGTTGAACAATCAGCAGATGGCAATCAAGATTCTTATGAACTCACTCTATGGTGCACTGGGTAACAAGTACTTCCGTTACTTTGATCAACGTGTGGCAGAGAGTATCACCCTTGCGGGTCAGTTGGCAATCAAGTGGGCAGAACGTGCCGTCAATGATGAGATGCAGAAAATCCTCAAGACAGACGAAGATTACGTTGTTGCGATTGACACTGACTCCGTTTACATTCGAATGGGTGCACTGGTTGACCAGTTCAACCCCAAAGATCCAGTTAAGTTTCTTGACAAGATCTGTGCAGACCACTTCGAGAAAGTTCTGGTAAAGTCATACGATGGTATGGCAAAAGTTACTGGTGCATATGATAACCGCATGGAGATGGGACGTGAGGTAATTGCCTCTCGTGGGATCTGGACTGCCAAGAAGAGATACATTCTCAACGTCCACAACAACGAGGGTGTCCAGTACAAAACTCCCAAGTTAAAGATGATGGGTATCGAAGCAATCAAATCCAGTACACCGCAGGTTGTGCGTAATGCATTCAAAGAAACGTTCGGTGTTATCATCAACTCAGATGAGACTGCGACTCAAGCACACATTGCCGACTTCAAGAAAGCATTCAAGAAAATGCCCCCCGAAGATATTTCATTCCCTCGTGGTGTCACCAACATAACCAAGTGGCACAACACCAAGACCGTCTACAGTAAGGGTACCCCGATCCATGTTCGTGGTGCACTCTTGTTTAATAAACAAGTCAAGAAGCAGGGTCTGGGTAAGAGGTTCGAACTGGTCAAGAATGGTGACAAGATTAAATTCTGTTATCTCAAACGACCAAACCCATTACAGGAAAACGTGGTGTCATATCCACTGAACATCCCCAAGGAACTGGGACTACACAAATACATTGACTACGATATGATGTTTACTAAATCCTTCCTCGATCCGATCCAAGTAATTCTGGACGCAGTCGGTTGGGACGCAGAACCAGTAGCATCACTTGAGGACTTTTTCGGATGAGAAAAAGACCACCCATGAAAACTACCAAGAAACAGATTGTGGATTGGTGTGAAAGACATATAGATGAATGTGATTATCCAGTAGATGCCTCAGAGATGGACACACATTGTTTTAGATGTGGTTATGAAAGACCAACTGAACGGGCACATACTGTCCCTTGGTCGAATTATGATTATGATCCCAAGTACGATTCACCACGATACTACAGATTACTTTGTAGTGAATGTCATGCAGAAGCACCCAATGTTATGGAAGAAACTGCAATGGACAAATGGATTATAGAATCGGCAGAAAAATATAATCTTCATAAATTTTATAATACCTACTGGAAACATAGAAATAAAATCGAAGAACTATTCGATAAAACTGGTCAACATGGATTTGAACCAATGAACCAATCAACGAAAGAATGGATTATAGATGAGTTCGTAAAATGGAAAGAAGATAGTCTTGAGAAAGAACTGCTTGACATGTCCGAATGAGTATGATATAATACTCGTATTGAAACTGAGAAGACTAAATTATGATTACAGATGAAGACTATTCGACTCTCATGGCAACACGTGCTCATGTTGCTTCTGACCCTAATTGGGGAACCCTTATCGCCGAGAAAGAGTTTATCAAGGGAATGTCCTTGCTTAATCCACAATCGTATGGTTCTCGTATTGAGAAAAGAATCATGCATGACGTACAAGGTTATAAGATCAAAGCATCTGAGAACAAGGGCGACATAGGTCTTAACGGTAAGAATGTTGAGGTAAAAGTATCTCTACTTAATTCCGTTAACGATTCACTTAATATGGTACAGGTCAGATTGTTTCATGATGTTGACTACTACCTATGTGTTGCATATGATATGAGAGATATATCTACGTACAAGAAATATGTTTTCTTACTGACACATGATCAGATGGCACACGAGTGCAAACGTGCACATGCCGCTCATGGTACTAAGTCAGTCAATGAATTAAATGAGAACGTAGAACTTCGTTTGCAAGTAAACTGTAATGAAGGTGATCGAGTCTTCGAGAGATGGCAGGATGCCTACGGTATAAATCTTAATGAGATAAACCAATTTGTATGAATTATGAATTAACAATTTTTAAAAGTCAGTTCGACAACAAGACCCATAAGAAAGTATCCCTTCCTTCGTGGGTTGAATTCGTTCAACTGCTGAAAGGTCTGAGTAATCAGAAAGGAGAGAAAGGTGGAGTGGATAGTAGTCCTCTTATTAGTCCTGCTGTTTTCCAAGACGGTGAGACACGTGCTAATAGATCTGTTAGTCATTGGGGTGGTTGGTGTGCTGTTGATGTGGACGATCACGATTTCACTAATGATGTTGGGACTTTAAAGGAGAACCTAAGTGAACAATTTTCTGATTTGGACTTTGTTTGTTACAGTACCGCTGGGTCTCGTGCTGAGTTACTTAAATTCCGTCTGGTCTTCCGACTTGACGAAACTGTTGAACAAGATAGAATCAAATCGTTCTGGTTCGCACTTAACACCGAACTCGGTGAGATTGGTGATCCGCAAACGAAAGACCTTGCTCGTATGTACTACGTTCCTGCACAATATCCAAATGCTCTTGATTTTTTCTTTGCTCATTCTGGTGGTAATGCGATAAACGTATCTGAGTTATGTGCGAAGCATCCATACGTGGAGAAGACAGGTAACTCGTTTCTTGATAGACTTCCACCAGAGATGCAGAAAGCAGTAATCGAACATCGTAAGGAAAGTCTAAATAATACCGACTACACATGGACATCATATCGTGACTGCCCATTCTTCCCTAAACGTATGGGTATGGAATATAGAGCAATCACAGACACAGGTTGGTACTTAAAGATGTATCAAATAATGGTGGCAATAGCAGGTCACGCAGTAGCAAAGGGATACCCGATCACGGCATCTGAAATCGCAACACTGTGTAAGGAGTTTGACTCTGAGACTGGTAACTGGTATGAGAACCGACCAATCCAGACAGAAGCAGATAGAGCATTGGAATATATTTACAGGAACGGATAATGAGAAAATATTTAATAACAGGTGCGGCGGGATTCATTGGATCTCAACTCGCAAGTAAACTACAGGAAGCAGGTGAAGATGTTGTCGGACTCGATAACTATAACGATCATCTATATGACCCATCTCTAAAAGAGGATAGGGTAATTCATTTTGGTCTGGATGTAAGACCAGTAGATCTGAGAGATGAAAGCAAACTTGCACAACTCTTGGCACGTGAGAAACCCACACACATTGTCCACCTCGCTGCATATGCGGGTGTACGTGATTCGTTCGGTAAAGAGAAAGCATATCATTCCAATAACATTGACGGCACACAAAACTTAATTGATCTATGCAAGATACATTGTCCAGAGGTACGTATTGTATATGCGTCAACCTCATGTGTATATGCAGGATCTGAATTACCATGGACTGAAGGTAACGAGGGTGGCAAACAATTGAATCCTTATGGATGGTCTAAGTGGACAAACGAATGTCAGTTCACTGCATCTGGTTTGAATGTTACGGGTTTAAGGTTCTTTACAGTATACGGTGAGTGGGGCAGACCAGACATGGCACTGTTTACATTTACTCAAAATATACTTGACGAACTCCCAATAACAGTGTATAATTATGGTAATATGAAACGTGATTTCACTTACGTGCAAGATATCATTAAGGGAATCGAACTCATATTAGAAGAAGATGTTAAGTCTGGAGAGATCTTTAATATTGGACGGGGTCAACAAGTTAACCTCATGGACTTTATTACTGAGATTGAAAAGAACACTGGCAAGAAAGCAATCAAGGATTTGCAACCCAAACATCCTGCGGATACATTAGAGACTTGGAGTAACACTGGTAAATTAGAATCACTGGGTTATCATCCAACTACAAGTATCCCAGAGGGTATTGCAAACTTTTATAAATGGTACAAGGAATATCACGGAGTATAATTATGGCAGATGATTTTGATAAGTTCGTCCCCAAGACAGATGGGGAACCACTACCCGACACAGTAAGTAAAGAGAACCCGTTGAAGATGGGTATTGTCGGTCATGGATTTGTAGGTAAGGCAGTGGAGTATGCATTCCACCACCACATGGTAGAACACTTCTTAGTTGATCCTAACTATGATACAAACATAGATGATCTTGTGAAGTGGGATCCATCTATAGTCTTTATATGTGCACCAACACCACAGAATCCTAAGAGTGGATTTGTTGATGCGTCTATTGTAGAAGATGCTGTACTGAAACTCATATACAATACGAACGCATTTGTTGTTGTCAAATCAACAGTAACACCAGATATAATCGACAGACTCTATAACTCTATAGAACCACAAGATATGGATAGGTTCATTTATAATCCAGAGTTCCTAACTGAGAAGTCTGCATGTGAGGACTTTGTGAATGCCGAACACCATGTGTTTGGTGGTACCGCAGACGCATGTGATGAACTGGCACAACTCTATGACATCTTCTCTCTATGTAAGAGTGACAAGTATTATAAGATGTCTGGATGTGAAGCATCGTTTGTTAAGTATGCCACGAATGCATACCTTGCAACTAAACTCACATTCTTTAATCAGTTAAAAGATCTGGTTGATGGATTTGATTGTAGTTACAATGTGGTCACTCGTGCTATGGGTGCAGATGATCGTATCGGTATCAAACATACAAGAGTCCCTGGCCCAGATAAGAAGAAGGGGTTCGGTGGTGCATGTCTACCCAAAGACACTATGGCACTGCTAAAGTTTTCGGAGTCAAGAGGTCAAGAAAATACTTTCGATTTATTGGAAAAAGTCTTGACAATCAACGGAAAATATCGTATAATGTATGATATAGATGAACGTGAAAAAGTTAATAATATAACATTTGGAGAAAGTGAATAATATGGGTTTGATGGATAAATTGAAAAAGCAGTCTACTGTAAAGGATACTGCAACACTTGCGACAAGCAAGTTCTTTGGTGTGACAGACATGGTGCCAACCGATGTCCCTATGGTAAACGTAGCACTGAGTGGAGATGCGGATGGTGGTGTGACGCCAGGATTAACAGTCCTTGCAGGGCCGTCTAAGCATTTCAAAACTTCGTTCGCATTGCTTATGGCAAGTGCGTACTTAAAACAAAAGAAGGACGCAGTAATGTTGTTCTATGATTCTGAGTTTGGTTCACCGCAATCATACTTCGAAACATTTGGTATCGATACTGAACGTGTATTACATACACCAGTAAAAGATGTCGAGCAGTTAAAGATCGACATTGTCGGTCAACTGGAAAACTTAGAAGCATCCGATGATGTAATCATTGTAATCGACTCTGTCGGTAACCTTGCATCTAAGAAAGAACTGGATGATGCACTTGACGGTAAGTCAGTTGCAGATATGTCACGTGCGAAAGCATTCAAATCATTATTCAGAATGGTAACTCCATACTTGAATATGAAGAAGATCCCAATGATTGCTATCAACCATACCTACAAAGAGATCGGTCTATATCCTAAAGACATCGTATCTGGTGGTACTGGTATCATGTATAGTGCTGATAATGTATGGATCATTGGTCGTAGACAGAACAAGACTGGTACTGAGGTTACAGGTTATGACTTTGTAATCAAGGTAGAGAAGTCTCGATTTGCCAAAGAAAATTCTAAGATACCTATTAGTGTATCGTGGGATGGTGGTGTAGAGAAATGGTCTGGTCTACTGGACGTAGGTCTGGCAGGTGGGTATGTTACTAAACCAAGTAATGGTTGGTATCAACGTGCAGGTACTGAGAATAAAGTCCGTAAAGATGTAACCCTAACTGAAGAGTTCTGGGCACCTATCTTTGCTGAGACAGACTTCAAAGAATTTCTGAAAAAACAATACCAGATAGGCTTGCAAAGTGTCGTAGAACTTGATATAATGGTTGAAAATGAAAACACTGGATCTTAACAAACCGTCCGAAGGTCTTGACTATGAGTTGATACCTGTTGAGTATGTCGATAATGAAGCAGCGTGGGATGTTCGCATCCTACGTGGTTCCTTTACCGAGACAGTGATCCGATACGGAACTATCCGTGTCGATGGTGAGAAGGATCACTTATCCTTTGACTTCCGTGTTGTGGAGTCACCAGAGTCTGGACTGAGTTCAGATGACGTGCCACTACAAGAACATGCAGGTGATATCTTGTTTGATATTCTTGAACGTGGAATGGATGAAGGATGGGTATACGGAACAGATAAATCTAAAGATAATGGAGAAGCAATTGGAAATAAAACTGGAACAAACAATACTGAGAAACTTACTCACAAATGATGCGTACACTCGTAAGGTCGCCGCATTCTTAGCACCCGAATATTTCGAGGGTGTATACAAAGGACTATTCTCAGAATTCACTAAGTTCATTGCAAAGTATAACAAACTTCCTACGCAAGAATCATTCAAGATTGAGATCGATGAAGCAGACAGAATGTCTGACGAACACTATCGTCATGCCATGGAGATCCTTCCTAACATCTTTAACTATGAGAAAGAGAACCTTGAATGGTTGATTGATCGTACCGAGAAGTGGTGCCAAGACCGTGCAGTATATAATGCTATCATGGAATCTATTCAAGTCATTGATGGCAAACACCAAACACTAACCAAGAACGCACTTCCAGATATTCTATCCAAAGCACTGGCAGTAACGTTCGATACTAATATCGGTCACGACTATATTGAGAATGTCGATGATCGTTATGACTTCTATACAACTACTGAGGAAAGACTACCGTTTGACCTTGACCTATTCAACCAGATCACCAAGGGTGGTTTACCTAACAAGACTCTGAACATTGCACTGGCAGGTACAGGTGTTGGTAAGTCTCTCTTTATGTGTCACTGTGCAGGTGCCGCTCTTACTATGGGTAAGAATGTATTGTACATTACTATGGAGATGGCAGAAGAAAGAATCGCAGAACGTATCGATGCTAATCTTCTGAACATACCTATTGATCAGTTAGAGAATATGTCACGTGATATGTTCACGGACAAGGTCAGTCAGATCTCTGCAAAGACCAACGGTAAGTTGATCATTAAAGAATATCCGACTGGGGGTGCAAATGCATCTCACTTCCGTGCACTACTGAATGAGTTGAAACTCAAGAAGAACTTTGTACCAGACATGATCTATATTGATTATCTAAACATCTGCTCATCATCTCGTATGAAAGCAATGGGTGGGTCAATCAATTCATATACATACATCAAGTCTATTGCAGAAGAACTACGTGGACTCGCAGTTGAGTTTGATGTACCAGTAGTATCTGCAACACAGACTACAAGATCTGGATACAGTAATGATGATGTTGGTTTGGAAGATACTTCTGAATCATTTGGTCTACCTGCTACTGCGGATCTAATGTTTGCCTTGATTTCAAATGAAGAGTTGTCAAACAATAGACAGATCCTTGTAAAGCAATTGAAGAATCGATACAATGATCCAGTTGCTAATGGTAGGTTTGTGGTCGGTGTAGATAGATCCAAGATGCGTTTGTATGATGTGGATCAGTCTACCAATCCTATGAATCGTGAAGAAGATGACGGCCCTGCATTCGATAATAGTGCAAGTGGTCAAAGATTAAATCAAGAGAATAGGTTTGGAGACTTTAAACTATGATGACTGTATGGGAACCATGGGAGATGACACTCTTTGTCATGGCACTAATGGGGATATCTAATTATGTTGGATATTATCTGGGTAAGATTAAGGGCATAGAGATAACTCTAAGGCATATGAATGACGCAGATCTAATGCGTGTAATGAAAGGAGACGATGAGGATGAGTGAAGTAAATCTGGTTGGTGTAACCAAACCAAACGTAGGACATACCAGTGTATGGGATGCAAATGAATTAGTTGCATATACCGCACGTGTATCTAATCCTGCTAACCAAAGTAATAATGAGACTGCCCCACGGTTGATCAAGTATCTGATTAAACATGGTCATTGGTCACCGTTCGAGATGGTGCATATGACTTTGGAGATCAAGACTACTCGTGATATCAGTAGACAGATCTTACGTCATCGCTCGTTTTCATATCAAGAGTTCTCACAAAGGTATGCTGAGTCAGAAGACTTCGGTACCAGAGAAGCACGTATGCAGGATGCCAAGAATAGACAAGCATCTATTGAGACAGATGACTCCCGTCTGGCAGAAGACTGGAACATGAAACAACGTGAAGTCATCAATGTTGCGAAGAGGAACTATAACTGGGCATTGGATAACGGCATTGCAAAAGAACAAGCACGTGTGTTGTTACCCGAAGGTAATACCGAGACTACATTATACATGGCAGGATCGTTACGTTCGTGGATCCACTACTGCCAGTTACGTATGGGTATCGAGACTCAGAAAGAACACAGAGAAGTCGCATTGAAGTGTTGGGAACATGTTGGTGTTCACTTCCCAGATGTTATAGAAGCACTGGCACCACCGAAGGCAAAGATGCGGGTTGTAGATGATGCGGGTTGTGATGTTGAGACTGGGAAGTTCTTAGGATGAAACTAAGTGCCCCAATCATCGAAGTAGATGGAGAATTGTGTATAGAGTTTTCAGATGAATTGATGGAAACGCTTGACTTTAAGGTGGGAGATGTGTTACAATGGGAACAACTTCCAGATAATAAATGGTTAATTACTAAAGCAGGAGAAGCAAATGAGTAAATTGAAGAAAGGTGACATCGTCACCATCATGACAGGTATCGGTGAATATATCGGTAAGTATGTCGAAACTAATGAAGGCACTGTTGTTGCTGATAACCCAAGACTGATTGTCCAAGACCCAGAAGGTAATATTGGATTTGGTCGTGGTGTATGTATGTCTGCAAAGGAAAACCCAGAGCAGGTAACATTCTTGGATGTATTATTTCTCGTAGAGACTAATGAGTCATTCCAGAAGTCATACATTGAAGCAACCAGTGGGATCATTATCTAATGTCCGAAGTTACTATACGCAATAAAGAATTGTTGGAGACTCTTAACGGATTCTCTGACAGATTCTTTGCTGAGAAGGATTATAACAATCCAGAAGCACATGTGTATAGTAGTGAAGAAGATAAGAGCAACGGTGAATACTTCTGCTCTCAAGAATATCTGGATGAATGTTTGTCCAGAGACAAGTTAGTTGGAGTGCCAGATCGACACTTTGCCCAACCCATCTCTAAGATGGTGCGTATAGATCCTAAATGGAAGGATTATATGCAACGGGTGAAATATGATTTTGCTTCAGAGATAGGTGCACACACCAGTGCCCTGCTATCATACTATCCCAAAGGGGGATTTGTCGGATGGCACACTAACTATGACGCATCTGCCTACCAAGTCTTATTTACGTGGTCTACGGGTAAAGGGTTCTTCCGATACTTAGATAACGAGACTGGAGAACTTGTCACTCATCAAGATGTGGCAGGTTGGCAATGCCGACATTACTACTTCGGTAGTGAAAAAGAGAAAGAGCACCATTGTTGGCACAGTGCCTATGCAGGGGGTGATAGAATCACCTTGGCATATAAGTTCTGTGGTTATGGTAAAAATGACCCTCGTGATCAACAAGCACGAGATTTAAGAGATTTATTAATTGAGGATATAGAAACATTATGATCACATTAACACCAGATGATAAGAAAAGGATTGGTAACGCAATCAAAGAAATGTCTGATTCCATGACACGTATGGACGCAGAGAAAGATTTAATCAAGGACATCGTACAGGTGACCTTCGAGAACCATGGAGTGGATAAGAAACATCTACGTAAACTTGCAGGTATCTACCACAAGTCTAACATGGCAGAAGTACGTACCGAGAACGATGACATCGATACTTTGTATGAGGAGTTGTTCAATGGTTAAAGCACACGTACCTCCGTTTACTTCAGTAGAAGATGCCCAAGAGCAATTTGGTGAACCCAGAATCCATATGCATTCCGATGATCTCAAGAGAGTCAATGTTGTTGATGCTCCAGATTACAAATTCAATGAGAATAACCTCATTCGTGAGTTTGCTGATTATATAGATAATACATATGGGGGACACTATGGTCAAGGCGGTTTACAATCTTCTGAAGTCATTGTTGACCGTGGGCATGGTATGGGATTCTTCCTTGGCAATGTCGATAAGTACAACGGACGATATGGTAAGAAAGGCACTCCCGCAGACCACCGAAAAGATATAATGAAAATCATTCATTATGGATTCCTCGCACTATACGAGCATGACAGGATCCATGAGAACGATACTATTTAACGGTGACAGTTTTACATACGGTGATGAGTTGGATGGGTACGAAACAAATACCCATCACGCTCACACGTATGCATATAAGTTATCTAACGAACTTAATTCTAAGTATATAAACCTCGCACAGAACGGATCCTCTAACACGAAGATCTACCGCACTACAACAGAATTCCTACAACAAACCAATAAGAAGATCGACATGATTGTTATCATGTGGAGCAACTTTGGTCGTTTCGAATTATGTGAACCCTTCACACTACAATCGGATCTGGAGATTAACATTCACCGTGAATCTGATATGAACCAGATCATTGCAAGTCATCGTCCCGACAAGTTTAGGTTTGACAACCGATCTAATGAGTTACCTAAACGTATGAGAATACTCAAGGAGTATGTCGATAATGTTTGGACTATGCACACCTCTATCGTACACACATTGATGTATATGAAAAACATACAATTCCTATGTGACCAGATGGGTATAAGTGTCATACAAAGTGTCATACATGGAGACATGTATCGTAATTTTCTGAGCACATTAAAGTCTAAAGACTATGAACAATATCAGTCTGCTATTGTCGAATCTTTGTCTTATCTTAGAGATGAGTGCCGTATAGGACTTGGTAGATATTCGGATATATATACTATGTCGGCAAATAAGAAGAGTATTAAACCACGTGGTCATGCTTGTGAGGATTCTCACACGGAGTTTGCTAATCAATTAATTGATATAATCAAGGAACATAATGTTAGTTACTAACGGGTGTAGTTTTGTATGGGGAGATGAGTTGGATGGTTTTGAAGATAATCAACATGAACATCTGGGATTTCCATACTTACTTTCAAAACATCTCGATATACCTCTTACTAATCTTGCAACATGTGGTGCATGTAATCAAAAGATCTTTAGAGATACTATAGACCATTTGAGTAAACATGATGATGTAACTCACATGGTTATCATATGGTCGGCATGGCAACGTCATGAAACGGCAGAGTCTCACCCTACAGGTTATGAAGAG